ACCCCTTGTAAGCGTCCATTCCGCATGATTCCCGGAAATAGCCACTCGCGCATGTCTTATCGACATTCATCTTGAGCTGGAAATATTTAAACAGCTCGTCTAGACGAGTCACCATACGGGTGGGACAGATAATGTCATCCCCGTATACCCTCAATTCTGATCCCAATCGATCAATAGTATCCCTATTAACTGGGATACCATCAACATCACCTAACACTGCTAAACAAATAGCAAGATAGATGGTTGATTGGACTGGAAAAGTCAAAGCGTTGCCCTGAGGGGCAAACTTCTTAAGGTGTATCTCGGTCTTATCATTGACCTTGATCGACAGTGAGCGCGTAGCACTCATTGCCGCCAACCAGTTGGGACGGTGCCAAAAGCACCTTTCAACTGTCCATAAAGATAGCAGATCTGAAGCAGATGATAAATCAACTGTAGACATGCTAGTGGACGTAGAAGCCAAGAGGGTTAACTCCTGAGATAGACTCTGTTTTCTAAAGTCTATCGACGCCTTAGCAGTTTCGGACATTAGTTTCCTAAACTGCTTCATCAAACCCTGTTGAAGGTATTGATGAGAGGTGGGCTCGGACGCGATTAATCGAGGTTTATCATAGGTTTTGGGAACAGCTATTAGTTTTGCTGCCACCTCTCCTTGGAATATTCTCGCGCGTTCGTCATACTGTGCACTATTTGACATGGCATGGCTGTCATAATCAAATAGCACACCAGCACGATCAGACCAGTGTTGAATAGGGTACTTATCCCCATCAGGACTTGGATCTGAAACCGCACCAGGACCGTGTCTACACTCTAGTAGATGCTTTCCTACCGGAAGGTCTCGTACAAGCAATTGAACGATACCGGGAACAGACATAGCGACTCTTGATATTGAATCGTCAAGACCCGTACTAAGCCATTGAGGCCTAGTCGTAATCTGTGCTGTATCCCAATTATTTGTTGGCTCTCTTAGACTTTCATCTAGAGAAACAAATAACTCCTTCTCCCTAATTATGTTCTTTTTGGGACAAAGGACCGTTAACTTCTTGAACATAAATAACCATGTTCGAATGAAGTGAACAGCTTCTGGAGTAGGCTCTAAGAGGGGTGTAAATCCCTCAAGAAAAGCGTGACCTCTTACAGTTCCGAACGAGTGATCGAAAAGGGCATCAAAAAGAAATGATGTTCTCCGATTTGAATTCGTTCTATCGCTGGCTATAAGAAGATAAGGTGGCACAAGTTTGTGCTTAATATCTCCTTTGACCAAAGCCATGTCATAAATCTTCCCAAGTTTGGGCATATCAGACATGAGTAAGGTATAACCATACTTCACAAGTCTTTCCTTAAATATTGCAAGGTCAGATGTAAGAGTGGGTTTTAGGTGAAGCATGCATGGGGGCAAATCTTCCAAGATTGCTCCATACATATTCATCGCTTGGTGGACTAAGGTTTTATCCATTGATTAACTCCTAATTGTGGGTTGATACTAGATAGTGGTTAAACCACCTAATGCTGCGTTAAGTAAGCAGCATTGTATTGATGATCAAGGAATCATATAGCATTGTGATCTCACTAAGAGTGAGCAACCCTATGTAGAAACCGCACGCAAGGACCACCCCAAGGATAACAGCAAAGCTGCTTCCCTTAGAGTGAGACGCCGCAAACTTCACAGCTTGTAGCAACTTACGTGGATTGATTATCATTACGATTCCGTATTCAAGATAGCAACGATTTCGCTATCGATGAATGCGTTCAGCGTATCGGAGCACTCCTTCATGTCCGCGTCGTCCTGTGTAGCCCCTTTAGTATAGGACTGTTCAGAAACAACGCATTCGCGAAGGAACTCACCGGTCGTGGGGTCATATTGCACTGTAGATAGTTTAACAGTGTGAGACAGACCCTTTGCACCACGAGTTGAAGGGACATTGTGAGAGATCAGAAGAAAGAGTTCTTCGTTTCCATCAGCAGTGTTACCCTTATAAAGTGCTTTATACTTACCTGGGTCGATCAAGGCCATCGTTACGGTCAAGGTCTTGTAGGTAAGAACAATTGGTTTAGTAAGCGACATAATAGTTACTTTCTTAACAGTTGTGAGACTTCCTCACGTGGCAAAAGCGCCGAGTCCATACTGGACCGAGGGTTAGTTCCCTCTAGGTAAAACTCGTGTGAGTCACCATAACTTGGTAACGGCGTATCATGGTTCATAATCATGATCGATAGCCGGCTCCCCCTAAGATGAGGGAAGTAAAGAGTGCACCGAGAATGTTACCTTGTCCTGTTGTTAAAGCAGGAGTAAAGTGTAATCGGGGTACAAAGTTACTAAGTACACGTCGTCTTTTTGCTTCATGTTCTGCAAATCCAGCATTTAAGTTTGCTGTCATTTCAGGCATGTAGTAGTACACAGTCGGAAACCTGGTTCTTTTGACCCAAGGTGGCGATGTGCGCTCAGATGAAGGCGTTTCTGCACGTACTCTAGAGTAGTGCATAACATTTATGGTGCCGTATTCCCATCGGAGACGATTATCAATCGCTTCGAGGTAGGTACCAAAGTTTGAGAAGTAGTCTATTAGCCATGACCATGGGAGTGAATTCCATAATGTCACAGCATCTGCTTCTCCAACCTTCAAACTCTGCTTTATAAATTCGGCAGAGTAACGAGGTGGAAAGTCTGATAAAAGAGTTGGTGTCGCGGTAAACCACGCATTGGACTCCTTTATGTACGTTCGACTAACGTACTCTTCAGCGCTAAATTCGGTATATTGCCAAACAAAGCGCTCGTCGGGCAGACTTCCTGAACTCTGGGAACTACCCAGAGATCTACTTATCTGCTCACTCTTTTGCATGGACTGTAAATTCTTGAATCGGTTGTCAAGCGATTCAGCAAGTCCAAAGAGAGTTAGTGCGTCAGATATCAGAGGTGCCCAGCCAAATTTGTAAGCTAGGTACTGATCTGGAGCATCCTTCAGTGAAAGACTAGGACGTTTGCCAAGTTTGGCCATCGCCCTTAGGTGACTATCAGACATCACTTCTAAACCAGAAGCGGTGTAATGATAGCCCTTGCCGTCTTTCACAAATGGTTCTAACCACTCATCCTTACGATTAAGTCGAAACTTAAAACGAGGGAGTGGAAGGGCTGAAAGAATCTTTCCCGCTGATTGAATCATGCGAGGTAAGTCTTTCAACTCAAATATAACCTGAGGAATGTCAATCACTGGTGAGTTTGGGTTCATATTGGCAACTGCCTCTACGCCCAACGCTCCCCAATCTGCAACATCAAGGGCCGGTAAACCGTCCCAAGGTGTCATGGCTAGGTGATTATTGTAATCTACCCAGCCGCGCAGTGAACGCAACGATCCATTTATGGTGGGATAGTTCGAAGAACTATGTACCACGTCTAATGGATTATCTTGGTAATCTTCATTACCATGAGCAATAAAATCATCGCAGGACCTACTAGTTTGGCTAATGCTTCCCTGGTACCCGGCATAATTTATGCCTCCGGTGCCTGTAAAATGATTGTTAGCAGCTTTATTAAATTGTCGATAGTTTGACGATTTATTTCGACTTCTAGCAATAGGCATGTCCTATGATTCTCTCTTTACTTATTAAAGTTTAGGGTGGAAGTGCTTGTGCTTCGTTAAAACCACAAGTGGAAGG